ATGTTGAAAGATAAATTTCCAGGGTATAAAGTTGCGTTTGGTTGTTTTCTTATAATGTTTATACATTTGGGGGTACTGGGAAGTATAGGGGTCTTTATTCCAAGCATTGCAAAAGAACTAAGTATTCCTATGAGCAGTATTTCACTTGTAGTAACATTCGCAACATCTTCTGCATTTATTTGTAGTCTATTCGCAACTCAATTTATTGCGAAGGTTACTGCAAAGAGAGCTATGTATTTTGCAACAGTAGTCTGTGCATTCCACTATGTAATCTTTGGATTTACACAAAATGTTTGGTTTATTTATTTAGGTGGAACTTTAGCAGGTGCTGTCATGGGATTTGGTACAAACGTTGCCGCAGCTTCCGTTATTGCTGAATGGTTTATTGACCGTAGATCAACTGTTGTTGGTTTAGTATTCGGTGGTGCTGGATTTGGTAGTTCTGTAGCAATGTTCTTCTCAGGAATACTTATTGAAAACTTTGGCTGGAGAAGCGCATACTTCATCTTAGCTGTAGTTATTTTAGTTTTTGGTATATTAGCTAACTTCTTATTTATCAAGAGTCCACAAGATCTTAATGAAAAACCTCTTGGTTGGGAAAAACAATTGGATAATGAAAATAATAAACAAGCGGTAGTAGGTGGCGTTTCATTTGCTGAAGCTCGTAAGAGTTCTACATTCTATATGTGGTGGACAGCAATATTGTTAATTGCAATGTTAATCACAGGGTATACATCTTTTGCACCAACATTCTGGCAAGAAGCTGGCATGACTCATTTACAGTCTTCAAGCTTTATTAGCCTATTATCACTCATGGGAGCAATTTCAGTCATGGTGTCAGGTGCTCTAGCAGAAAAATTTGGTGTTAAATTCTTTGTTCTGTACAATACCGTTGCGTTTACGGTAGGGACAGTTATTTTAGTCATGTTCCCAAATTCTGGAACAGTTATAACTTTAATTACAATCGTCTTAGTAGCTGTAGCTTATCCATCATCGAACTCACTCCCTGCAACCATTACTGCATCAGGTTTTGGAAACTTGGAGTATGGAAAGATCATGGCGCAGTTATCAACAGCAGATTAGATGATATTTCAGTCAATTCAAATAATGTCCAATATGCACTTATAATTGGGTGAAATATCATTTAATACCTTCCGATCTGTTTTCCTAAATCGTGAAGAATAATAAAAAATGGTGACCATTTGGTGACCATTTTCACTTTTTAGAAGATAAATTATCATACATATTTTCGACTAATTCTTTTTGCTCATCAATATCAACAAGCGCATAGGTATCTGTCGTCATTGCCTGATTATGCCCAGCGTTTTTTGCAACAATATAAGCATCAGCACCAGAGCGCAACATATTTGTTATCATCGTGCTTCTTAAGTCATACCAGGAGAATACAGGCACATTAGCGAGTGATATCGCATTTTTAATGGCTTTATCTATGGAAGACTTAGATTGTCGCTCAGTGACTCCAATCAGCGGTGTATCGCTTTGTAAATCATAAAGCTTTAAGGAATCATAGTACATATCTAATTCTACACGCAATTGGTGGGGAATAGCAACATATCTTTCTTTATTGTTCTTAGGAGGCCCGAGTTGTTTTGTCTCAGAGTCCCATGATTTCGTAATAGTAAATCGATCACCTAAGTCATCACCAAAATCTAAGGCAAATATCTCAGCAGGTCTCATGAATGTATAAAGAGATATTGCGAGTGCAGCTCTATAAGTAGGTACATTTAAATAATCCAGTACTTTGAGTACATCCTCATACTTAGTATATCTTCTCTTGAATGTACTATTAGGTCTATTCGTTTTGAGTGGTGGCATTCTTCGCATTAAGTTTTTGTCAATATAATCGAAATTTTCTGCATAGTCGAAAACTTGTTTAACAACAGAGTCCATTTTTTGTACAGACCTATTGTCGTAGTAGCTACCATCCTGCTTCTTTTTTTCAGTGATTTCTTTTCTAAAGGCAACAAGGTGTGACACTTTAATCTCTGATATTTTCAAATGACCGAGTATAGATTTGACATGATTATCATAATATCTCTTATCACCAATCTTTGTGTTTTTACGTGCTACTTTGAAATCTAAATATTCATAGAATACTTCTTCAAAAGTCATCCTACTAATTGGAGTCTTAGTTGATAAATTTTCGCAAAGTTCGAGTAATGACTCTTCAGCAAGATACTTTTTAGACTTGATCCATTTCTTTGATTTGCGTTGATAACGAACGTCATTATGATAAAAATCATAAGTCCAGCATTTACGTTTATCATTCCATTCGATACTATCTTTATAAAGTTTAAATAGATTTTGAATATCAGCTAATGTCATAATTCATTTCCTCCTTTTATATGTTATAATTGGAGTACAACAAAAGTCAGTCAGTCAGACCAAAGTTGTACTTAGACACCGGTGACCGCCGGTGTTTTTTTAATTTTCTTTCGAATTCAATTTAGCCAACACTGATTTCGGAACGTCTGACTCACTAATTATTTTTTCACTTAATGATAATTCTTTACTCATCGCAATTTTTAAATATTGTCCAGGTTGTAGTAGCTTTTCAGAGTCTTTAGTTTGAATTGTGAATGTGACTTCTCTTTCTTCTCCATTTTCACTAATTGCGATAAACTTGTACTCTTTTCCTTTATCAACAATTTTTCCTGAGTCGTCAAATAGATCTTCTATTTCAGTAGATTGATCAGCTGGGACTTTATAATAAAAATAGTCATCGTGTGCATATCTTCCATCATTGTACTGTTTTACAAAAAACAATCCTGTAAAAAATAATACAAGCGCTACAATTGAAATAAACATATTCTTCTTTTTCATAAAAATCCTCCTATTAAATTATTAATTCCATTACAATAATCAGTCAATCTTAATGATTCTAATTCCGTTGCCTTCTTTTAATTGAATCATTTTATTCTTTGGTGAATTGGAATCTTTGGACATTTCCTTAATTTTACGTTCAACTTCTTTGGAAATAAGGTTATCCAAGTCCTCTTTATTTATTTTTTCTCTATTGTTTCCAGATATCATAGGGTGAACAACCGCGATAGTGATAAGAACACTTAGAATGTTACCGATAAATCCCAACCACCCATCAGCACTACCTAATTTTGGCACATTGCTTTTTACTAAAGCATTCCCAAATGTCAAAATGTAGTATGTTACAGGGAAAGATAAAATTAACGACGATGCCAGAATGGGTAGAGCCGTTGGTTTTTTTTCACCTTTATAGGCGATAAGTAAATATAGGAGATAGAAATAGACAACTATAGAAAATAAGGATACTCCTACATTCATAAAAAAATGAGATGCATTGTCAGGTTCGTTAAAAGAGCTTTTAGTGAGCCATATGAACAAAAATAAAGTTCCGGTATAAACTAATCCTTCGAGCCAAAGCCATAAAAGATTAAATTTTCGTTTTTGTGTATTCATCAAAGTTCCTCCATTAAACAAATACTAATTCCATTACTTTAATCATATCTTTAACTTCTTTCTCACATTCCCAAGCATCATTTATATGGCAGGAAAAATGATTCTCTAATACATGAATTATTTCGTGAATAGTGGTTTTCTTCAGTTGTTGTGAGTCAAATCTATTATTTAATATCACATGGTAGACATTTCCATCATAGAAACAAAAACCTCTTATTAACGTATCTAAACTATTATTCAAGTTAATATATATACCATGGTTATAGCAGAACTCTTCAAAATTTACACCAATATGCATTTTATCATCGCGTTCCGCCTTTCTTAATACTTTCAATAATTAATAAGACAGACTCAAGAGCTTCAGGAGTTAAGTCCTTAGCACTATCAAATAGTAGTTGAAGAGACTCACTATTATAAATTTCTTTATATAGTTCTAGTAGTTCAGGCTTATTTGCGAAATAGTCTAAGTTGTCTTGGTGGTTTCCATAGATTGAGTCTTCGGCTTGAGTTAAATCGTGATTCACGAGCTCATCCATTGTCAAATTAAACATATTAGCTAGTATGTTTAGCTTTTCTATGCTTGGTTCAGACATGTCACTTTCCCACTTTTGAATGGTTGTATAATTTTTATATCCTAATTTATCAGCAATAAATTCTTGACTCATTCCATTTTTATGTCTTAAGTATCTTAAATTTTTTCCAAAGTGCATAATTTTCACCTCTTTATAACTGAATAGTACAGTATACTTGAAATTTTATCAAGTAATTTTGAATGTTTTGTATGAAAACATGAAATATATTCAATTTAACTATTGACACATGAAAATTATTCATGTAGCATGTGAGTAAGGAGGTGAAAGAGTGAAATACACACTAAAAGAGTTGCGAGCAAAAAATAATCAGAGTCAAACTGATGTTGCAAAAGCCGTCGGAGTTAGCGTTCAGACATACTGCTCATGGGAAAAAGATTATAACCAAATTAAAATAGGAAACGCTAATAAAATAGCAAATCACTTTAGAGTTACTTTAGATGATATTTTTTTTACAAAAAAACATGAAAATTATTCATGTAAAAATGAATGTTGAGTTTACTATACCTAGAAAGGAGAAGTCATGGAACTAGAAGTCGTGAATAAACCAAAAGGAAAGTTGGTTGAAGTAATATCGAAAAATGGAGGTATGGTTGTCAAAATATATGGTCTAGACATATCAGATAACGTCATATCTGTTCGCTGTGATGATCTATCACGTAGTGTTGTGACAGTTGAATTGCTGGTTGACCAGATTGATTGTCAGTTTGATAATCTCGGCTAAAGTAATTGTTTATAAAAACTGTTACAAGAGCAGTAATAACTATAAACAAAATGGTAGTTAGAAAATTTTTGAGTGTTGAGTGTTTATCCTTGAGTGCATAGTATTCAACAAGACCCGAGTTATCACTCAGTAATGAAAGGATATCAATATCAGATTTTGAGAAATTATCATAATATTTTATAAAACGCAAGCCGTTTGAGCTTAAGTAATTGATATCTCGAACAACTCCCCTAAGTTGCCCGGAGCCTACTCTTTCGTAACTTATACCTTCAATCATTTTGTAATCAAAGATAGCTTGGAGGACCTGATGGTTGGGTAATTCTTTATTTGAGTTATTCCAAAATGATGTAAACGATCTGGGGTCATTTTGATAGTTGGTTAAAACGTTATAAATATCACGATAAAGTGATTCTCTAGTTACATGCATAAAATACCTTCTTTCTATATAGAAAGTATACCAAGGTGAATAAGTAAAAGAAATGAGTAAGTAGCTGGAACGTTAAAAAGGGCAAGGGGGAAATGATGGAAACAAATAATAGTAATTCTAATTAAAGTGATCCTAATAAAAGTTTAGTTAGGATTGGTCCATTCACATTTACTCACATTTCAAATAGAAAAACAGTTAAAGCTGATTTCTATGATAATGATGATGGAGGATTTGTAGAAAAAGAAAATAATAATTTGTTAACCTGCAGTGATCGCGAAGGTGTGTACATCATTTGAACTAAAGAAACACCGCTACTGAGAATAGTGATGTTTCAATTAAGACCGTTAATGGATACATAGTTGAGGTATCAAGATAGTAAATTATTCCTTAATTTCAGGATGATATCTAAATAAATCAAGATGACCACAATTTGTACACATATATGGACGAACAGGGATAAATGTATCAGGTACTATCTTGAGTTCTTGTGGAACTTAAGAATGTCCTGTAGATACCATTTCTAATTTAACCGGTCCATATGATGCATCATAATCTGTAATTGTTGTATCTGCTCCACAGTGTGTACAACGTTTCATATTATCACCAGCTTTCTATTGTAATAATAGCATGGAGGAAACAATTTAACTATTGAGAAAGGAGAACGTAAATGAAAGAAATTGAATTAAGAAAATTAATGGAAAGAGACAATATCAGTATTAGAGAGCTTGCTCGATATTTAGATGTGTCTAAGTCTGCGATAGAGCGTTGGAGACAAAGCTCACACTATATACCTGAAAACAAGCTCTTAGATGTTTGTACTCTGTTTGGTCTCCCATATGAAGATTATATCAATCCGATTGAGTTAGTAGTGAATGATGACTCAGATCAGTTAGTATTCTCACCAAAAATAGGATTCGAAAAACTAAATCACAGTATTTCAGTGAATGGTGAATTGTACTTAAGAATTAAATCAATATCAAAACTGACAGGGCATTCTATGACATTTATTACTAAAGAATTACTCGAATTCAGTATTGAAAAAGTACGCTTACTAGATAAGTAGAGAAAGGAAATCATTATGAACTTAACATGGAGTGAAGTGCAAGATATATTAGAAATTTATTTAACTACTGCAAAACAATTAGTCAGAAAGTATAAACATAAATGGACAGCTTCAGGATTAAAGCTTGTTGATCGCAAGAAGATTCCTACATGGTTCTTCATCTATCAATATTCTAAAGAATTTGGAGTAGCAGAAACAGAATTATGTAAAAAATTCAATTACGAACTGAGAAACTATGAAGCCAATCTTACTAAGTATAAGAAGCACTTAGAAGAATTAGAAAAGGAACGTGAGAAATGCAAGAAATAAAAAAGGAAAGAACAATTAGCCCGGCAGCTAAAATCATTCTTTCTGTACTCATTTTATCATGTGCGGTTTATCTAATCAATCAGCAGCACAAGACGAGAATAGTACAGGAAAAACTTAGAAATGAAATTAATGAGGTATCCGACGACATTCGTGAGTTTCAAAAGTCCAATAAAGAAATAAAGAATGAACTGGATTTAATAAGTGAGATTGAGGAAATCGGTAGGACAGCAGCTACCACAGATGTGTTATTTACCAATTATTACACAGGCGATGGCTCAAGTGGAACAACAACAGCTTCAGGTTTATCAACAAATGATTTCACAGTTAATGATCTAGGAATGTACCTCTATGACCATAAAGTAGTTCTTGCAACTGCTCACACTTCTTTAGGTAACGTGAGAGCTGGATTTAGAACCCACCAACTCTACGACACAGTGGTCTTTGAACTAAACAATGTTATCTATACAGGTATTGTTCTTGATAAATGTGGGACATGTACCTGGGGTAATAGTTTCGAGGATAAACAGCGTTATGACATATTCACCACTCACTCTGTAATTGGTAAACAACCAGGTATGGTAATTGAGAGAAATGATTAAGCTATATTCACATCAGGTAGTGGCGCGTAAGCATCTTATGCAAAACAATGCTTTCGCTCTCTTTATGGACCAGGGAAGTGGTAAAACATTACCAATCCTATTCCATCTTGCTTACCTATTCGAACACGGCTTGATTAGTAACGCGATTATCATCGCTCCACTATCGACCTTAGGTAGCTGGTCAAGGGACCTCGATAAGCTCCCAAAGAGACGTAGAGAGTCAATTGGTGAACTTGAAATCATTAATTATGACAAAGTGTGGCGAAGAGCTGAAATATACGAGAAGAAATGGGACTGCATTGTACTTGATGAGAGTCATTCAATTAAACATAGAACGAGTAAACGTTCGAAAGCAGTAAGAAAGATGGCTCGAAATGGTAGCAAGTATCGTTATATCTTAACAGGTACACCCATGAGTAATGGCCACTTGGAAGAGTATTGGGCTCAATATGATTTTCTTGATAACTCAATATTTAATACATATAAGAAATTCAGTGATCGCTATTGCTTGTTAAACCAGTTCTTTAAACCGTACAAGTACCGAAACACTGACGAGTTAATAGAGATTATCAATAATCATTGTTATCGCATAACCAAGGAAGAATGTCTTGATTTACCAGATAAGCTTCCAGATGAAGTAATTAAAGTTGAACTTAAAGAGAAGAAACTCTACAAACAGATGATGGATAACTTTATCAAAGAGTTAGAAATCGAAGCAAGTAATCCTTTAGTACGAACGATTAAGCTACGTCAAATTGCCAGTGGGTTTATCGTAAATGAAGAAGGTCAAATTCACTCATTAAAAAGTGACAAGTTGAAAATACTTGGTGAACTACTTGAGGCAAGAGGAGATAAGAAAACAGTAATCTTTGCTGAATTCAAACACTCTATAAAATCAATAAGACACTATCTTGAGAAAAGTAATATTAAGCACTTAGTTCTTGATGGTGACCAGAAGGATAAAAACATCTGGAAGAAGTTTCAAAGTGATGAAACGGAACAGGTTATCGTTTGCCAGTATCAAACCGCAAACGCAGGAATTGACCTCTTTGCAAGTGACACGATTATCTTCTACGAACCAACACTGAGTAGTACAGTGAACGACCAAGCAAAGGATAGAATTCATCGTATTGGTCAGAACTCGAAATGTAGTTACTATTATTTACTTACAAAAGGAACATTAGAAACACAGATTTATAACACTGTTGCCAAAGGAAGTGATTTTGGTAAAGAAGTGTTACTAGACTTTATAAGAAGAGGAGAACGACCATGATTAGCGGTGTGACATTCTACGACGTTGAAGTGTTCAAACATGGCTGGTCCATAGTATTTAAAAATCAGAGAGGACAGTATAAGACGTTCATTTCAAAGCATACGGATGTAAGCGTTGGACTCAAAGTTAAAGAGTGGCTGACACGTAACAATATCTGGTTATGTGGGTTTAACTCCAAACACTATGATGACCACATTCTTCATGCGATTACTCTTGGTTTCTCTAATGAAGAAATAAAAGAGTTGAACGATTTCATCATAAATGACAGACAGCAAGCATGGCTTTGGTATAAGTTTCCCAAAGGTGAATATAAATGCTTTGACTCGTTTGATAGTAGAGATGATCTTATGTTGTCGTTATCACTTAAAGCAATTGAAGGAAACCTCGGTATGAAGATACTTGAGAGTAGTGTTCCTTTTGATATCGATAGACCACTCACTGATAAAGAGTGGGAAGAAAACATTGAATATAACAAGTTTGATGTTGATGCGACGGAGAGAGTATTCATGGAACGGCAAGACTATCTCCAAACTAAAATTATGTTAGGCGAGATGTCGGGTATCGATGAGAGAAATGCATTGTCAATGACTAATGCGAAACTTGTTGCTGCATATTTAGTAGGACGATATGCTAAACCACTCACTTGGAGTGATGAGACAGTCTACTCAAGACCACAAAACATAGAAGTGGTTAACGATGAGGTCAATGACTTCTTTAGTGAAGTTGACCCAGAGTATAAGTCCTACAGAAATGTTCTCATTGGAGACATTGAACACCGTATTGCCTGGGGTGGACTGCACGGTGCACTTCCAAACTTTCATATGACACTTGATGATGACTCAATAATTATCAATGCTGATGGACTTCAATTTTATCCATCCATGATGAATGAGTATGAGTTTCTATCAAGAGCTGTGAAAAGTCCTGAACTCTTTGAGCAGTCTTGTAATGACCGTGTGTACTATAAATCAATTGGAGACACTGCAAAACAGAAACCGTTGAAACTCGTTAACAATACGACCTATGGGGCTTCTAAGAACCAATACAATGCACTTTATGACCCGCGAATGGCAAACAGTGTATGTATTACTGGTCAGCTTCTCTTAATTGATTTGATTGAAAAATTAGAGATGAAGATAAAAAGTTTCAAACTGATTCAATCAAACACTGACGGTATCATGTTCAAATATTCAAAGAAAGACAATGACGCAGTTTATGAAGTCTTTGATGAGTGGCAGAAAAGAACACGGATTACACTTGAATATGACTTGATTAAGTCAGTTCATCAAAAAGACGTTAACAACTACATGGTCGAAATGGACAACGGGAAAATTAAAACAAAAGGTGGATATCTTGCAACATACGGTGGTCGAACACTTGAGAATGGATCCCTTGTCATAGTTTCAAAGGCAATTGTTGATTACTTCATCAAAGGAATTAGTCCAGAAGTAACCATCAATCAATGTAATGATCCATTAGACTTTCAAATGATTGCTAAAGCTGGTGGAACATATGACCAGGTTATGTGGGAAAGTCACAACGGAATGGTTGAAGTAAATAGAGTTAACAGAGTATACGCAAGCAAAGACCACAAAGATGGAACACTTTATAAAATCAAACACGAAGCAATGCGTAAAGATAAGATTGCAAGTTTACCTGAACGTTGTTTAATTGACAACAATAATGAGGTAACAATTGACCAAATTGATAAGGAATTCTATATCAATATGGCAACAAAACGAATTCATGACTTTATTGGAAAAGGAGAAAGTGAATTGGGTAAAGAATTACAACAAATTGTAAAGCGTAAAACATACAAGAAACTCGATGATGAGGTTCGTGTATTTAATAAGGGCGATATCATTTCTGATGAATGGAATGAAGCTCAGGATATTACTAAGAAGAAATATGATGATTTTATCGCTAAGGGCGAAGAGGAGGATATTGTCGTGAGTAAAACAGAAGTACAAGGAATAGTGAGTAAAATATTTGAGATTCGTAAAATCCTATCAAGAGTCCAATGGGAAAAAGACGGAACTAACACTAACCAAGAATATAACTATATTACAGAAGCACAGTATAAGAAACATTTCGAGTCTGCGATAGAACAAGTTGGCTTAGATTTTGTATTTAATCCAATTGAAACTAACTTTGTTCAAAATATAACCTCTAAGCAGCATTTAACTGAAGTAAAAGTTGAAGCTAAATTAATTGATACTGATACGAATGAGGAACGACTCTATTATGCGTTTGGCCAGGGAGCAGATATGGGTGATAAAGGAATATACAAAGCGCTCACAGGAGCACTTAAATACTTTATCAGTACTAACTTCTTGATTAATGATAACAACGATCCAGAGGCTGATGAACCACTTCCTAAACCAAAGAAAACAGCGTATGTGGCTCCAAGTAAACGTGACGAAATTAAAGAAGAGATTATGGAGACTGAGGAACTTGCTACAGCAGAGAATAAAAGAATCATAAAAGACCTCCGTGACCAACTTAAAGAAACTGGTGAGCATAACGACTTAGTAAAAGAAATCAATTCTATTATGAAATCAAAACCTACAAATAATGTCGCAATAGAATTAATAATGAGACTAGAGGACGAAATCGATGAAATTTAAAGAAGGTGCTCACAGTGGAATATAAGCTTACAAATAGCAATGTTGAGGTGGGGAAGTTAGGACGAGTTAAGAAGGTAACTGGCACGCGTCTTGCGGCGATACTAGGTTTAAACAATTGGAATACTCCGTTTGCAACTTGGTGCGATATGACCAAGGTTTACTCTCCACCGTTTGAAGATACGATTTATACTATCGCTGGTAAAGTAATTGAACCAAAAATCATTAATTTTCTAAGAAGAACTATTAAAGTTGGAAAGGTAATTGATGGTGAAGAGTACTGGGGCAAGGACTTTATGAAACGTCGATTTGATTATTACCCTGAGAACAAGATATTTGGTGGTATGTGGGATGCACTCATAGTTAGTGAGAAAACTGGTAAGCCTAGGGGAGTTATTGAAATCAAGACAACCAAGAGAGCTGAAGATTGGCAAGAGGATATTCCACTCTACTACAAGATTCAAGCAATGCTTTATGCTCATCTTCTTGGGGTTAAGAACATACTTTTTGCAGTAGCTTTCTTGAGTGATGATATCTACGATGATCCAAGTTTGTTTATTGCAAGTGAAGAAACAGTAAAGATAATTTCATTCCGACTAGATGACGACGAAATCAATCAGTACATATTACTAGCAGAAAAATGGCACAAAGAACATATCGAAGGTAAAGTTAGTCCTGATTTCGATGAGAAGAAGGATGCGGAAATATTAAAGATACTTCGTACAAATGTGGTAGAAGACATCGACGATTCAATAGAGACTCATTTAAAAATTATTGATGAAAACAAGCCACTTCTTGATGAAATGAAAAAAGTGGAGAAATTAGTTAAAGACTCTGAAAGTGCAATAAAAAAGTATCTCCTTACACAATTTGGAGAAACAGACACAAAAGCAGTAGTTTCCAGTTCAAAGTATGAGATTACGCTTTCTAATACAGTTAAGGATGTTGAGTCCTTTGATGTAGAAGCATTCAAGGAATCATACCCTAAACTGTACGAAGAATACTTGAATGTAGAAACAAAAGAAACCATTAGACAGTCAATTAAAAATATAGGAGGTACTAAATAATGGCAAAATTTACAAATGCAAATACGGGAAACGGTTGGATTAGTGAAGAGGGTGAGAAAGTCCTTCTCAAAGTTACCAAAGTAGATGACAAAATGGATGATTTTGGAAAAATCACTGTTTATTTTCAAAATGAATTAGGACAGGGAATTAGTAACAATTATCAAATTAAAAAAAGAAGTAAAATCAATGAAGGCGCAATGACTGCATTAAATATTCTAGCAAGTAGAGTACTGCCTGGAGTAGAAGAATATGATACGGATGATTTTGTTGGTAAATATATTCGCGCCAACATTATTGGAGTAGAAGGAGATGAAAAAGATGAGGATGGAAACATCAAAATGTTTTATAACATTAAAGAAATGTTTTCAACCACAGATGTATTTACTTCAAAAACGAAAAAGAATAGTAAGCCAGCTCCTGAACCTGAAGTAGATGAAGACGAGGACGACGAGGAGTGGGATTAACCCACTCTTTGTCTTAGATATTATGTTCAGATGTAATAATTGCAATTGTGAGTTTTCGATGCCTGAAAACATTCATACGACCTATGAGAAAGTTTATGGTGTAGCTAATCAATTTGGCGATAGACACAATGTAACGATGACAGTGTGTCCAGTGTGTTTACTTGATGATTATTATCTGGTTGAAGATGAGATTGAATATGAAAGAGACTGATTTACAGAAGAAGTGTTTGAGATGGTGCCGTGATCAAGAAAAGAACGGTTATCCAATTGTAGCCGTCAACCAGCACGGTAGTGCATTTGCTTCTAGAGGCGTTAGTGACATCTTACTGAACGTTAACAGTAAGTTTGTAGCTATTGAACTTAAGGTAGGTAAAAACAAGCCTACAGAGCTACAAACGCATTTCATTGAACGAATACAAAGAGCCAAAGGTTTAACGTATGTAGTTTATGATTATGAATCGTTTAAAACAATAATAAAGGAGATTTTAGATTATGAGTAATACGACTCAGATGAAACATACATTGAATATCGCGTATGACACAGTCAAAGAAGTAAGTATTCAAAGTGGTAGAAATAGATTGAATAATAAAGAGTCGATTGAGTTGTTATCCTCTGCACTACTGAGTGTTATATCGATTGTGAATAGGCTGATATATGAAGTGGAGAATAAAGATCATGTTTAACATCGATGTACTATTAAATATATTGTTCGGACTTGTGCTGTGTACATTAATTGCTGTGGTTGCACTTCTTGTGATTATCCTTGTTAAACAAATAATTATTACCGTGTTTATTGAAGATAAAGAGAATAAATAATATGCGACGAAAAGTAAAGTATACCGTAAAATATTACGACCAGATACTGGGTCACTTAAACGATATACACGAAGTATATGAAGAATTGGCTTTCAGTATTCAAGTGGTCAATTCAATGATTACTCAAAAGTTACCCTATATGGGTTACAGCGTGGAGGTGGAGTATGAATGAGTATCACTGTATTTTAGATAATGGAACAATTGTAAAAGTGCGAGCAAACTCAGAGGACGAAGCTATTCGTGTGGTAGAAGACACGTACAAGAAGCGTTGTTACAGTGTAGAACTGCAAAGTGATAATCTAGCAGATAAGATGTTTAGTGACTTAGGGTATATCGGGAAAGGATTAAGATATGAAGGTAAGTATCAAACTATAACATTCAATCTTAATAGTAAGAAATATTGGATAATGACAAACGCTCATGGTGACAATAGTTTTGTATGTAACAAACTACACCTCGCAATACATCAAAAATTAAAGGAGCTAGGGTGGATATGAATAGAGCAGAATGGTATTTTGCAAGACTAATGTTTCAAGCTGAAGAGTTTGATATTACTTACAATGATCCAAAAGAATTAATTGAAGTTGAGAAGTTATACTCTGAAATTGATGACTACCTTAATCGTAAAGATAAATTAGTTGTAGGCTCGGAATGGGTATGTGATGCGAATAATTGGTCATATGACGATACAGAATATTACGAAAGCGCCGGAGAAATCAAGGAAGGTCAAATAGTTACCATCTCAAAAATCATTGAGGGATATATACAAACAAACGAGTACAGGGACGATAGCATTCCATTAGGTCAATTTCTAGCGTGTTTTAGTCCTAAGAAGCAGAAATAAATATAAAGTGAATAGTGATTGATAGTAGTTGTTAGATATAGACTCTGCTGATTTAAATAAAAAAAGAAGGTTTTCACCTTCAAATTACAATGCTAATAAAGATACAACTATCACAGCCAATAATGCGGATAAAATAAACTGTAAAAGGAATGAACCTCTAGAATTAATGCTCTTACCCAGGTAACGATAAGCTGTTTCAACAATCCAAGAGCAAATACCAAATGAAACGCCAAAAACAGCTAGTATCACAATCATTCCACCCAAGTCACCTGAAACTTTAAATCTCATAGTTAACCTCCAAATATTGTTGGGTTAATTATATCACAAAGAATACACATAGAGTGTTAAAAGTTTCTAAAATAAAATAAAATATTAAGGAGAAAATATGTATAGAGCAGAAAAACTAATAAATGAATTTATGGTGAGTTTTACCCATATAAACCTGACGTATTCCATGAGACGTATGTGGTTGTTGGTGATGAGGAATGATTAATCTAGAAACATCATTAAACATTCTCGTCTCATTATTCGTTATTATTGTAGTCATTGGAACTGTGTTTGCAATAGTAATGGTAGTTTACACTTTAAAAACCATGAAAAAACGCGATGAGAGACGTTACAAGTGTTTCTATTATAGAAAGGTAAAGAAAGATGAATGACTTATTACTTGGTATTTTAATTGGAGTTGGTGGCAGCATACTGATACTGTTCTTAAGTGGTTTTACTCATATGAATGATCCTAAAGTATTTAGTGAGGCTGAAGTAAATGAAATGATACAAAAAGTGAGGAAACAATATGAAAATAATTCTCGATGACGAGTATTACATCAGAGCTGGTCAAGGTGCATCCTATGAGCTTGTAAGAGATGAAGGTAAAACGACACTTGTAAATCAAAAGGACGGGTCAACACTAGATACTCCAATTGTTACAGTACTTGCTTATAATGATGTACCAATGCTTGTGGATAGTTACATTAATCGCAATATAATAGATAGTAAGCGAGTCTTTACTCTAAAAGAATATGTTAATGAGTATAAGTTAATGCGAATGGAAGTTTTAAAATTATTAGATGATATTAATGGTGTAAGAACACAAACAGATAAATAGAGAGGGTGAGCCAATGAAATATATAAAAATTGTACCAGGCAAGAAAACGCCCGCTCATAAGTTAACGACTACATTTACTCGCAAAGAAATAAGTGATGTTGATGATGTTGGAATGATGGTTGAAGAGCCTTATGTTGTAGTTGATGTTGACGATAGTGAAGAAGCAGAAATTCTTCTTAATATTATTAGGGGAGAAGGTATCAAGGCACGAGTCATGAAGACGCGTCGTGGTTATCACTTCTGGTTCAAAACCTCCAAATCAATTAAGAATAACACAACCGCTAAAGTTGGACTTACGCTCTATGTCGATTACAGATCATGGGGCATTAAAGCAAATGGTGAACCTAAGCTGTCATACACGCGAATTAAAGCCGATGGTGCTTGGTTCGATTGGGAGCTGAGAACACCGTTTAAAAACCTCGATGAGTTACCACGCTGGTTAAGGCCTACTGGGAGCAAATATCTATTCAAGGGGTATTCAGATGGAGATGGTCGTAATCAGGCTCTATATGAGTACATACTCACCCTACAGTCTGCTGGGTATACGCGTGAAGAAGCTATTGAAACAATAACGCTTATTAATAAGTATGTGCTTAAGGATTCTCTAAAATTATCAGAGTTAGAGACGATACTTAGAGATGAATCCTTTGTTGATGAAGAGACTCTTGAAACAGTTAATGGTAATCACGAATCATGGTTTACAGATAAGGGTAAGTTTCTTCATAATGTATTCGCCGATATGATTATTAAGGATATGCAAATTGTTACCTATCATGCACGCACATATGTTTATGAAGATGGCTATTATCAAGATACAGACAATGACATCATGCTGAAGATGATGGAACTCTTTCCTGCAATCAGCATGAGGCAGCGCAGTGAAGTAATGTCATACATTAAAATCATCACACATGTTAGTGAACCTGAAAGTGATGAATATACGATTAATCTCATGAATGGACGTTATGATTTACGTAAACAAAGACTGACACCTCATAACTCAAAATATATGGACTTCTCAAGAGTCAATGCTGAGTATGATGCCGATGCGTATGATGAATATACTCATAATGTGTTAAAGAAAGTATTTATAAATGATGATCAGTTATTTGAACTCTTTACTCAGATACTTGGGTACAGTCTTTGTAAGAATACTATATATCAACAAGCCTTCTTTTTATCAGGTGGTGGGTCCAATGGTAAGTCAACAATATTAGAGATGGTAAAGTCTCTCATCGGTTATCGTAATGTATCCACTCTGAGTCTTACTGACTTAGAAGATAAGTTTAAGGTGGCAGAGCTTGAGAACAAACTCGTGAACCTTGGTGATGATATACCAACTTTAACTATTAAAGATACTGGTAAGTTTAAAAAGCTTGTATCGGGCGAAGGAGTGACTGTAGAGCGTAAGAACCAGAATCCTTTTGAACTGAATAACTATGCGACTTTGTGGTTTTCTACAAACAAGATGCCATCGTTTGGCGACAAGTCATTAGGGATGGAACGACGCATTACGATATTACCGTTCAATGCAACATTTACAAGTAAGGATAAAGATTTCGACCCTAATATCTTGGAGAAAGTTACGACACAATCAGCACTTAATTACTTACTACGACTTGCCATTGAGGGTTATCAATCGTTACGTAAGAGTGGTAAATTCATCGTTCCTGAAGTGGTTACGAAAGCCAATGAGGCTTATAAAATTGAGTCATCGAGTATTCTCACATGGCTCAAGGAAGGTGGTTACAGTGTCAATGAGTTAACCCATGAACCCATAGTGTATTGGTACCAACAATACAAGCTATGGTGCGTGGAAGCGGGGTATCAAAAACCATTCTCAAGACGTCAATTTGTTAATGAAATTTGTACATACGTAAAACTTGACACTAAGCAAATACGTACAGGATATGGTGATGATGTGACAGGAAAAGGATCAAAAAGAGAATACTATTTCGTTGAAAAAGCTGTCTCATAACTCGAAAAAACGGTTGTTTTGGTGTCTCATATCTTTTTTACCTTAAAAAGAGCAAGTGTCTCATAACTTTTCTAAAATCAATACTAATAAGACAATGAGACAAGTAATAAGACACATAAATTTTAGAAAAACCTACTGTTTACTAGTTGTTAGATTATTAGGTGTCTTGTGTCTTATATCTTTCTTCCCATAATGAAGATATGTAGTATATAAATATAGAATAATAGCAATAAAATACTATAAAATTACAAAAAATAGGGTATAAATAGTACACCTATAGGGAGAGAGTGTGAAACTCAAAAAAGACACGAGTCAATGAGACACTTCATCAACTTAGGAAAAATTGAATGAAGGGCAAAAGGCATTTTCGAAAGGATTGTTTTTAATATAATTAACACGAAATACATTGGACGTCGTTAGTGATGGAAATTTAGTGTCAAAGTAATGAATGTAATACCTAAAAAAGGAGTGGATAATAATGTTAGGAAATATAATCTGTTTCATCCTGGGAGGGATGCTTGGGATGTTTGTAACATCACTATGTGTTATTGCTAAGGACAGTGATAAATAATGAGGGTAGACTTCAAGCGAGCTCATATCAATCATGCTAAGGCAGAGCTTAGAAACTATAAGTATCTCTTAAATGTCTGTCGTGGCTTTGATGATAAGATACTTCAGCTACAAACGATACTAGAGGGAGTTCAATCACCTGGAGCAATGGTTGAGTTCACAACATCTTCCGGTGAGAGTCATTCTGTTCGTCAGCAAGAGTTACGCGATAAGCTACAAAAATATCAGTATGATCTTGCTAATGTTCGTTATCGGACCGATAGAGTGAAGTTTTTTTTAGAGAACCTCAAACAGGAAGAACGTGAAATAGTAACTAAAGTATATGTTAATCGGGTACACATTGAGCGAGTGGCTTTAGAATACTTTTGCTCAGAGAAAAAGTTAAGAAGAAGGATTGATGATATACTTATACAGTTTTAGATTTGTAGAAAACATCTAAAGTACAGTTCATCTGTGTAATTGTATTAACTAGATTGATACAATGAAGAAAAGGAGGTAATTCATGTGAAGAGCAGAAAGAATAGTGAACGAAGAATTTTCAATTCACTTGAAGATGACTTCGTTAAAATTCTAAGGGGATTTGTTCTCGCTGGAATTGTTGTTTACTTCACTGACTGGCTTATTTTAGGAGTGGTAGCGTTTATTATTGGTGCAACTGGAGTACCTTTTAGTAAAAAGTGACCGTCGCGCCCCACTTTTACGTGATATTATGGTAATGTGGCTATTGAGCCAAACAACAACCACAGCTATGTTATCCTTTCTACATAGAAAAATACAGACCCGCTCCCTTTCTCAGTGGGTTTTGTGTATAATGGAAGTAAATATGAGAAAGGAATCACAAAATGAAGCTAAAAGTTCTGACAATTGAAAGTGAACGAGTTAGGAGAAATGAAGTAAATATTAATACAATTTTAGAAAACAGAATTTTAGAAGAAGATAAGTCAGCCAACGGTCGTTACTTCGCATATAAACATATAATTGAATCACAAAGTAACGACCATGGAGTTTTGCAACAAACGGGTACCATGCAGTCATTGGGAGATAGACTTGCATCAAGAGGCGAAAAGTTGATTAAGTGTCGTTTTATTGTGGTTGATACTTTATCGAAAAATGTATATTATGATGGAAATCAGACTGATATAAGGATAGTTTTAATGGAATTATTCGATGTACATTATAAAGAAATCATGTTTGTAACTGACATTGATTCTTTTTATAAACTAAGACAACTTAAAATAAAAACTACACCAAGTGGGCAAATAGGTATGGATGATGATATATCGATATTAAGTAGTCAAGAAGATATGTTTAAAGATTTGTGCGAGGATGGGTCTCAAGTAGCATCTACAGTTTTCGAAGTCAATTTCATAAAAGAGGGAGCAGTATTTAAGAAAGATGCGTTTAAGAAGATAGCATCTAGGAGTAAAAAAGGATTGATTACAATTACCGCAAAAGGGTTTGACGAAGATGGGAATGAAGTAAAACTTAGTTCAAAAATTTCGAAAGAAATTCTTGTTCTTCCAGAGGTGAGTAGTTGGGAAGATAAGCTTTACTTAAAACTTGGTTATTTAGTTAGTTCTTTAGTAGAGGAAGGTAATAATGAGAATAGTTAAAAATTTTTTCATTAAGATGTATAAATTATACAGAAGTTCCTATTTCTCAGTTCATATATTTTTGATACTATTATCCTTTGCTTTATATTTTTTTATAAGAAAATATAATGTGTTAAATGTTGATCAAGTTTTTACAGAGGTTCTCAACGGAATGGGTATTTTGACTTCTTTCTTTATTCTTGTGATTGATAAAATCAATGTAAAGAGTCTGGGTGATAGATATCCAAATAGAATTAGATGCGGTTTTATAAAAAAGTATAGTATAAGTGAGGGAATAAAATTAATGAATACGATTTTTTCTCTTACCATTTCTATGTTTGCAATTTTAGGGACAAATTATATATTACTGTTGTTTGGAGTAAAAAATGTAGTGTTATTAACATGTCTAATTGTGTATATTTTCGTTAGTTTTATTATTGCAATTTCTATATGGCACGCATTTGAATTAAAGGGAGTAGAATAAGGAGGTCCTGAACAGTGACAAGAAAAATCTCAAATAAATTAAAGCCTTGGCTTACTGAGTCAGGGCTTTTGCGTATACAGGGTTGGGCTCGTGATGGCTTAACAAATGAAGATATTGCAAAGAACATCGGAATCAACCCCAAGACTCTCTATGATTGGATTAACAAGTGGCCAGAGATAGAAAAAGCTTTGCGATTAGGCAAAGAACCTGCTGATCGTAAGGTTGAGAATGCATTATTCAATAAGGCTGTAGGCTATACTTACATTGAAGAGGTGCCAATCAAGACTAAAGAAGTCCTATACAATGAAAATGGTAAAAGAAAAAGCGAAAAAGAAACTATTCATATGGTTGAGGTAACTAAACATGTTCCTCCTGAAACTACCGCAGCTATATTTTGGCTGAAGAATCGTAAACCAGGAGATTGGCGTGATAAGCAAGAGGTTGAACATAGTGGAGAAGTTGATACAACCATTAAAATCAACATTGTGCCTGATGACGATGATTGAGTTAAATATTAGTTCAAAGTGTTTTAATCCAATCTACTTAGAACACATGATGAATAATCAAAATAGAAAACAACATTACTTCGGTGGTTCATCTAGTGGGAAATCATTTAGCCTAGCACAACGTACAGTATTAGATGTTCTTGAAGGTCGAAACTATTTAATCTGTCGGAACGTTGCAACAACAATTAAGAGGTCTGTATTTAACGAGATTGTTAAAGCTATGAATAATTTCAAAGTTCGAAAGTACTTCGATGTTAATAAAAGTGACTTTGTCATTACATGTACCCTAAACCAGTCACAAATTCTTTTCACAGGTCTTGATGATACCGAGAAAGTAAAATCAATAACTCCGATAAAAGGGGTACTAACTGACATATGGGTTGAAGAAGCAACAGAGTGCAATCTTAAATCGATAAAACAATTAGAAAAAAGACTTAGAGGTCGTTCGAAATTCAAAAAGCGAATGACCTTTTCTTATAACCCTGTATTAAAAACATCATGGCTCTATACCGAATACTTTAACGGTCTATGGCAAGACGATAAGCAGTATGTAGAGGGTAATGATGTTTCAATCCTTAAGACAACCTACAAGGACAATCTATTCCTATCACAAGATGATGTAGATGGAATGGAAAACGAAACAGACCCTTACCACTATGAGGTTTATACACTTGGCAACTGGGGAGTATTGGGTGCTGTTATCTTTAAAAATTGGAAAGTTAAAGAGTTTGACAAAGAAGCATTTGAAAAATATAGACACGGGAATGACTGGGGATTCAGCGATGATCCATTCGCTTATGTTCGTGTTTCAGTTGATGAATTAAAGAAAAAGAAGAAGCTGTATATATGTGATGACTTACAAGCAACTAATCTATCAAATGAAGAAGCAGCAGAGTTAATCAGACCAATAGTAGCTTCATCACTAATAACAAGCGATAGTGCAGAACCTAAATCGATTGAAAAATTTAAGGAACTGAGAATAAACGCTAAAGCAGCAAAAAAAGGTCCTGGCTCATTGGAGTTTGGAATTAAGTTCTTACAAAGTCTAGAAATTATTGTGCATCCTAGTTGTCAGAACATAATTAATGAACTGAGCGTTTACAGGTTCAAAGAAGATAAATCAGGGAATGTGTTGCCAATACCCGTAGATAAAGATAATCACGGAATAGATGCACTCAGATACGCTCTGGAGAGCGATATGGTGGAAAGAAAAGTTAGAACACGAAAGGGGCTGTATTAATGGAACTTACTCGAGAACGAATAGATTTTATTAAAGCACAGAAAGCTGAAGAAGAAAGCAATACTAAACTTAAGCAAGATTATTACAAAGGGAAACACAGAATTCTTGAAAGAAATAAAGATCCGGATTTAAAGAATAACAAGGTTGTTGTTAATCATTGTAAGCGTATTGTGGATATTAACGCAGGTGCTTTATTTAATCAACCGGTACAGTATCAAGTGAACGAAGGACTTGATATTCAGCCGCTACTTGATGAATATAACAAACAAACAATCGAACGGTTAGATTTATCAAATGCAAAAAAAGTCGGTATTAATGGTAAATCTTATGAATATATTTATGCAAAAGAAGTGGACAATCAAATTAACATTATTTCTGTACTGTTAGATCCTAATACTTCATTTATCAAATATGATAATACGATTGAACGAAACAAGGAATATGGAGTATTTTGGACTTTTGATTCAGAAACAAAAACCGAAGAGTGGACACTTATGGACGATTCTGAAATTAATATCTATATAGTTGACGATAAAGGTTCGATAATCTTAGATGAGGAGCGCTCAAGTCAACACTTATTTGGTCGAATTCCTATGATTGAATATGTTAACAATGAAGAACACCAAGGAGATTTCGAACAAGCAATCTCTTTGAATGATGCGCTAAACATATTACAGTCCGATAGAATTAATGATAAGGAGCAACTCGTATCAGCAGTATTAGCTTTGTATGCCGCAGAAGTTGACGATAACGACATGGATGCAATTAAGACACATAGAGTCTTAATGCTCCCAGAAGGAGCAAGAGCAGAGTATCTTATTAAATCTATGGACGAAACATCTATAGAGGTACTTAAGAAGTCAATTGTTGATGATATTTATACAGTTACAATGACACCTAACCTCAGTGATGAGAAATTTGCTGGTAATGCATCAGGAGTCGCTTTGGAGTTGAAACTTATTCCATTCATTCAAAATATCGATAACAAAAAAACATTCTTGTCTATAGGAATGGATGAACGCTTTGAAATATATTCAAATGTACTGGTGGCGCTTGGTAGAATGAAGCAACATGTTGACGCTTCTCAAATGGATATCATCTTTAAACACAATCTACCTCAAAACAAGCTGGAAATTGCTCAAATCATCGGGTTGCTTTGGGGCAAGGTAGACCGTGAAACACTTATCAGTTGGCTTCCTGATGTGAAAGATGCCAAGGAAATCCTAGAAGCCCTGGATGAAGACGAAGAAATAGCACGTGAGAAGTACAATATCCCAAATTACGGTTTTGATGAAGTAGGAAATAATGAAGACGAAACATAGTTTTGAATATTGGGAAAAACGACAAGATAGTCGCCTTGCATATTCAGAACGTGTTGCCAGTCAAACTGTTTCTAATATTGCTGACGTCTATGATGATTCTCTCGAAAGGGTTCAAAAGAAAATCGATAACATTATTAAAAATTATTCTAAGTCAATTAAGATGCCACAAGATAAACTTAAGGACTTGTTGTCAAACCATGATGTAGATAAACTACTAAGTGATCTAACACAAGATTTAATTGCCAACGGTGCGAATACCAACTCTAATATGGCTTGGTTGAGAGGAAACTACTTAAAGAGAATTAGTAATGAACAAGCGATAAAGTTACAACTGGAGAACGAACGTCGTATCATATCAGAAAATGAGAAAACTATTAGTTCTCTTGGTTACAAGAAAACAATAGACCAAACATATATGACTTTAGCTAAAGACCTTTCAGGTAAAGGAAAGGCCCTAAGCGAGAGTGCGAAACAATCGATGCTAACTAATCGATGGGTGGGCAATAAAAACTATTCAGAACGTGTATGGGATAACACGGGTGAATTATCTAAAGACGTAGACAGACTAATTAACTCCTCACTTCTATCTGGTCGTTCTAGAGTTGATATCCAAAACGACCTCATGGAAAAATATGATGTTGCTAAGTATCGTGCTGAAGTATTGGTGCGAACTGAAATGAACTACTTTGAAAATCAGTCAGAGCTACAGTCTTATAAAGATTTAGGTGTAACACACTATTTATTCTTTGCAACACGTGATAACCGTACAAGTTCATTATGCTCTAGTATGGATGAGTCGAGATATCCAGTAGCTGAGGCGAAAGCAGGTCTTAACTATCCACCAATGCATCCAAACTGTAGAAGCGGTACACTTCCAGATTTAGAGTTTGAAGAAGATTATCGAGTGTATAAAAATCCAATTACTCTTGAACGGGAGAAAACCACAAAGTCATACGACGAGTGGTATGAGTCAAAAAGACAAGCCTATAATGAAGGCCCGAATAAATTTGATATTGAAGTATCTAAACATCAAAATCATTCAAGAGATAAAACAGAAATGAATAAAATGGTCAATGAGTTAGTTAATGATCACGTTCCCAAAAACATTAAAGACTTTCAGATTTTAAAATATGAAAACGATGTGCAATTTAGTAGGTTAAAAAACAAATCAAGGCTGTACAAAAGTGGGATAAAGAATGGTACTTTATTGCCTGAAAATGATATAATGATATCAGATGATAAATTCACTAAATACCTTCTAGACTATTCGAGCGAGCGTGGAAAACATAAAGCTCATGTAATTGAATCAGTACTTGGATATAATCAGACAAACTATGACGAGTTGATTGCAAAAATAAAACTTGAATTGCCATTTAGTCCTATGCTTGATAGAAGAGATACAAAGTTTGGAACCAGAACAACTATTCCAATAATAATTGATGGTCCTAATAATCGCTATTTGAAATTAAATACTGTATGGCAAAAAGATGAGGTCTCGAAAGAATATAGATTTATTACTTTAACATTTGATAAAAAGAAAGGGTGATAGTATGAAATTCAATGAATTTGATGTTGTTAAACTAAAAAACGATGATTTGGAGTTTGGTGTAAAAAAGAGTTATTTAGGTACTATTGTTGATGTTCAAAAAGGAACATACTGCGTAGAATTTTTAGATGATAACAATAACACAATCGAAAAAGCTTTGGACAAATACTACTCACCTGATGAACTTGTTAAAGTTAATTAAAAATAATCTAAATTAAGGCGGACCAAACATCCGTCTTTTATTATGGAGGTGATCAAAAGTATCTAAATAGTAATGAGGACAGTTAAGTAACTGTCTTTTTCTTGTCCTGTGCATGACGCAATAAAAGGCACAAATCTTTTAACCACATAAGAACTCAGAGGTAGAACACTCAGAGGGCAGAAGGAGAAAACTATGAAAGATTTATTTAAATTCCCGTTAAACATTCAATTGTTTGCGGACGAAGGTTCAGAAGGGTCAGAAGAGGGTAACGAACACTCAGATGAAACTGCTAAACCGAAAGAAGATACATTCACACAAGCCGACATTGATCGAGCTGTAACGAAAGCGGTTCAAACTGCAACAACTAACTTAGAAACTAAAAATAAAACAGTACTACAGAAAGCTGTTGATGACGCTTTAGCAGAAGAACGACGCAAAGCATCATTAACCGAAGAACAACGTCAAGAGGAAGCGCGTACTCAAGCGCAAAAAGCATTTGAAGCCAAGGAGGCTGAGCTTAACAATAAATTACTTCGTGTTGACGTAGGGCAAGTGTTAGTTGAGCATGAGCTTAATCCCGAGTTGCTAGATTTTGTATTAGGTAAAGATGTGGATGAATCAATTAAGAATATCGACAAACTTGTTTCGGTTATTGATAAGCAAGTTGAAGATAGAATCAAGAAAGTTGTTACTAAGCCAGGTGTTCCAAATAAACCACAAGGCAAGTTAATAACAAAACAAGAAATTATGAGCATTAAAGATGATGAAGAACGACAAAAACAAATAGCTCTTCATCCACAATTATTCAAATATGGAGGATAGAAAATGAATAAAGAACATAAATTTCCACTAAACATTCAATTGTTCGCAGAAGGTAACATTATTAAAGAAGGAGACATGGGTAAAGCCAAAGACATTGACTTTGTAGAACGCTTTAGTGCGTCATTAGTAAAGTTAACTGAAGCGCTTGGAATCACACGTCCGTTACCAATGAAACAAGGCAATAAGATTCAAACATACAAATTTGTTGTAACACCAGCAGCAGGAGATGCTGCAAAAGGAATCGTTCGAGAAGGCGAAGACATTCCATTAACACACGTTAAACGTGAACTTGATCGTGAAATTGAAGTCGGTTTTCGTAAGTACCGTAAGGCAGTAACAATGGAAGAAGTTCAACGTATTGGGTATGATGCAGCAGTGAACAAATCAGATAAGCAAGTCCTTGGTTTGATGCAAAAGAATGTGCGTACTGATTTCTTTGATTACCTTGCAACAGCACCAACAAAAATGAAAGCCAAAGGTTTACAGGCTGCGTTTGGTAAAGCGTGGGGTAAATTGAATGCGTTGTTTGAGGACTATGGAGAGTTCCAAATTGTACAATTTATTAACCCTGAAGATGCTGGTGAATATCTTGGTGAAGAAGCGATTGCTAATGGAACATCTGTTGGTTTTGGGTTGACCTTACTTAAAGACTTCACTGGCGCAGGAATTGTCTTAATTAATGCATCTGTGCCTCGTGGCAAGGTTTATGCTACAGCAGTAGATAACATCAATCTAATGTATATTGACGTGAATGGTGAGGCAAGAAAGGTGTTTGAAGGAAAGACTGTTGTATCAGACGAACTTGGTCTTATTGGATTAGTTAAAGAAGCCAATACAATTAACGCTACAACAAGTTCGACACTATTTAATGGTGTTACTTTATTTGCAGAAATTACTAACGGCGTCATTGAAGTAACAGTAGAGAAACCTGTACCTGAACCAGCTGGCGAGTAATTATGGAAATAGTCCAAGCAATTAAAGATTATATCAAAGTCTTGGACTCTGATCTTAATCTTGAAGAAAAGCAAATTGAACTAATACTAAACAGAGTGAAGGTATATCTCAACAGAGTAGATATACCTTTTATTCTGTCGGGAACGATTGCAGAGATGATCGTTGAGCAATCAAAACAACAAAAGAAAAATGATGGCGATGTTATTTCATCAATATCGGATAATGGACAATCAATTTCCTTTAGTAATACAGTGTTTCAATCAATGATATCTCAAACGGATGCTGAACTCTTTGGTTCTCATACTGTTATTCTCAATCGATTTAGGAAAGTAGGTGTTATCGGTGTTAATCCCTTCAAAGATGAATGAACTCATGGATAAATACTTCTATGATAAAACAGTAACCTTTTATACCATAGACAAAAAAATTGATGACGAAGGCGGTCGCAAGAACGGAACTTCAAGAGAAGCAGGCAAAACCAAATGTAACGTTAATCCGACATCAAACAAGATGCTAAAGGAAAATTTTGGTATTGACGTTGATGCGAAGTTGATGATTACCTGCAATCCAAGCGAAAGCGTTGAAAAAGGTTACACGCTATCTTATGGCGGGATTGATTATGAAGTAGTTGAAGTTCTGCATCAAGATTCACACCTCAAGATACTATGTCTGTAATTAAAGGTCTTGATAAATTGCTTAGCAAGATGAATAAAGCGCCTAAGATTGTTCATGATGAGGTGGTCAAAGAGGTGCGTCGTAAAACTTTAGCTATTCAAAAAGATGCAAAGAGAAACGCGCCCACTGGGATTACTGGTGATTTACGTCGTTCGATTAAAGCTGAGGTAGAAAGTGATGGAAAAGGTGTAGTTGGTCGAGTTCATACAAACCAAGAAGCAGCAATGTATGTTGAATTTGGAACGGGACCAGTAGGTAAAGGAACTGCTGATATAGTTCCAAAAGGAGTTATACTTCAATATCGTGATACGCCTTGGTTTGTGAACGCAAAAGATTTTCCTGATTATGATAGATATCGCTTTATAACTATCAGTGCAGGAGAAGAAACGTTTATCTTAGTACGCGGACAAAAAGCACAACAATTCATGAACCCTGCAGCACAGAAATACAAAGAGACAGTAAGTGATGATATGTCGAGTTCCATTCGTAAACGAATGATCAAGGAGCTGAAAAAATGAGAAAAGAAGTACAAAACCAACTCCAGAAGGTTACAAATAACGTATTTCAAGACTACCCAAACACAGACAAAGATTACCCGTGTTTAGTCTGGAGTTTATCTAATGAAGGACGAGCTAGTCATGATGGAGTAGCGTTTTACAGACAATTCCTAAGAGTCGAAATATTTGCACTACAATCAAATGAACGAACAGACCTTGAGATTAAATTAATAGAAACTCTATTAGTTGAAGGCTGGATAAATAGAAGCAACAATGAATTACCACATCCTGATTATTACAGACAAAATTTAACCTTTGAACGAAAGGAGTAGCAAATGACTACAAAAAACGAAATTAATCCAATTAACGAAACGGAGGAAGAAAATGTGAGTAAAGAAGAAAAACGTACGATTGGTACGAAATTAACATTGGCTAAAATTTCACCAGAAACAGAGGACACAAAAATTGGTGACCTTACAAGTATTGGTGAAATTGGTCTTGAAAGTGAAGAAATTGACATTACAACACACGACAGTGAAGGTGATTTCAAAGAGTTTATTGCAGGTTCAAAAGATGCAGGCGAGGTTTCTGTGGAGGGATACCTATTCAACCACAAAACATTTGAAACATTACTTAAGCTAGCAAACAGTCGTGAAGTCCGTGACTGGACTGTAACCTATCCGAGTGGTGCCGAATGGAGCTTTAAAGCATTTGTTAAGTCGATTAAAGATGCTGAAAAAGGACTTGATAGTGTAGCAGGATTCAGTATGTCATTACGTGTATCGGGTGCGCCAACATTCACGGCAGCTAAATAGGAGGAACTATGGAGTTTAAATTTACGGCATCAATTATTGATGCGATTGAACAAACACAAAAAGAACCAATAGGTAATGTTGTTTCTGATAATACCATTCGTAACATGGCTCGTTTTATTGAAAAAGCGGGTGTTAAAGAAGATGGAACCGTTGGTATGTCAAACAGCATTGCATTAAAAAAGATTGACGCATATTTAGAAGAGCCTGAGAATGACATGGACTTACTTGTACTTGATGTTACTGAAGCTCTTGTTCGTGATGGTTTTTTATCACGAGACCTTTCGGTGGAGAAGATGAGAACACTGAAGAAAACCAGAGCCAAACAAGCGATGGAGGAAATCGACAAGGTAATCGAAGGGTAAGGAAAGTTTTCTTCGGGGAAGAGTGGCGAAACCAAGAGGTTGATGCTATACGTATTGGAATGCAACTAGATTATTATTGGAATCTTACTCCAAATCAATTTATAAAGCATCTCGATGTATTCAAAGAAAAAGAAATTAACAAAGCAAAGTTTGCAGATGAAATTGCTCATTTAATGGGCTTATATGTACTGCAAGCTTTTAATGACCCCAAGAAATATCCTAAGGAACCATATCATAGTCAGACAAAACACACTACTATGTCGGATGATGATATGGAACGTATTGCACGTAGAAACACAATCATGTTAGGAGGTGAGATTGACGAATGACAATTGAAGAACTACAAATTTTAATTACCGCAAACACGAGCGACTTAAAAAAAGAAATAACGAGCACAAACAATACCCTTGCTAGTTTAGAAAAGAGTTCGTCAAGAACAAGCAAAGGTGTCATTAGTGGATTTAAGTTTATGAAAACCGCAATCGTAGCTCTTGGTATAGGAAAAGTTATTCAATCAATCATCACTAATCTTGATGGTGCAATTGCTAGAGTGGATGCTTTGAATAACTTCCCTAGGACGATGAGTAATCTTGGTATCAGTGCAGAACACTCACAGCAATCGGTTAATCGACTTAGTGAAAAGTTAAAAGGCTTGCCTACAACCTTGAACGATGCGACATTATCAGTACAACGTTTCACGAGTGCTAATGGAAATATTAAAGCATCAACTGAGATGTTTCTTGCAATGAATAATGCTGTTTTAGCAGGTAATGCGCCAATGGATATGCAACGATCCGCCATTGAGCAATTAAGTCAAGCCTATAGCAAAGGAAAACCTGACATGATGGAGTGGCGTACTGCTATGTCAGCAATGCCGGCCCAACTAAAACAAGTTGCGTTATCAATGGGATATGCAAGTTCGGATAAACTTGGCGAAAGCTTACGTAATGGAACAGTTTCAATGAATGATTTCATGCTTGAATTGATAAAATTAAACAAAGAAGGAGTCAAAGGATTTCAAAGCTTTGAAGATCAAGCACGCAACTCAACGGGCGGTATTGCAACATCAATGATAAACGTTAAAACAGCAATCACGCGTGGTATTGCAGACGTGATTAATGCAATTGGCCAGTCTAATATAGCTGGCTTTTTTAATGGAATCACAAATGCAATTAATACAGCAATACCTTATGTAATTGCCTTTGCAAAAGTAGTGCAAATGGCAGTGGGGTGGGTATCTGCCTTATTTGGTAGAACATCTAAACAAGCCAAAACAGTTGGTTCAGATATTAAAGACATTACGACATCTATGGGTAGTCTAGGGGGTTCCTCTGGAACTGCAGCAAAAGGAATCGATAAAGCAACTGGATCAGCAAAGAAACTAAAAAAAGAATTAAAAGGACTTGCCGACTTTGACGATTTACACGTTATGCACCAACCTCAAGATAACGGATCTACAGGAGCTTCTGGCAGAGCCGATGTCGGCGGTGGTGCAGTTGATATGTCAGGTCTTGACTTTGATTGGAATGAACAAGCGAACGGGGTTGATAAAGTATCAGAAAAGGTACAACAACTGCTTGGGTTTGCTAAAGGTATAGGATCATTTCTTGATAAATACAAGGTCCCTATTCTTTCAACTTTGGCAGCTGTAATCGCTGGATTTTCGACTTTAGGAGTCATAGGTTTAATCCCTAAAGTACAAACGTTGTTCAATCTTATTGGTGGAGGCCTTGGGTTATTTAAATTATGGACAAGCGAAATGGGTCTTTTGAAAGGTTCGTTTGACTTACTCGTAACAATATTTGGTGCAACAAACTTATCTATCGTAGCAATCATTGCGGTTGTCATGGCAGTGGTTGGAGCAATCACTCAGCTATGGCTTACGAACGACAGTTTCAAGAAAAGTGTATTGAACGCGTGGAACGGAATTAAAGACACGCTATCGCTTATTTATACGACTGTACTTGAACCAATCCTCACATCGATTAAAGATGCAATGATGATTATTTGGAACGATGGAATTAAGCCTTTATGGGATGGTTGGGTTGAGTTTGTAAGATCTACAGTACTTGTCATGACTGAGTTTTGGGACGAAGTGCTTAAACCGATATTTGATTGGTTAGTAATTACTTTTGGACCAATATTAACAGGCCTGTTTGATATGTTAGCTCAAACTTTTGCTTACGTTTTTTCTGCAATGGGACAAGTTCTTGGAGCATTCTTCAAACATGCTTCAATTGTTATTGACGGAGTTGTTGGAGAATTTAAAGGAATTATTAACTTCATCAAGGGTGTATTCACAGGTGATTGGAAGTTGGCTTGGGAAGGTGTAAAGGCTATTTTCAGTTCAATTGTTGGAACATTCTTTGGAATCTTTAAAAACGTATGGAATCTAATCATGGGATTGTTTAATTCTGGAGGAAAACTATTTGATGGGATTGTTGGAGGAATCGCAAAAATCTTTACATCAATTGTTAACTCAGTGATTAGTGGAATTAACAAAGTTGTATCTATTCCATTTAATACTATTAATGGTGTTTTGAATTTTATTAGGGATATTGATATTCCAATAATTGGTAAACCGTTTAAAGGCTTCTGGGGATATAGTCCAATTCCGGTGCCTCGAATACCAAGCTTGCCAGCTTACGAAAAAGGAACAAACTTTGTGCCTGAAACGGGATTTGCTTTACTTCATAAAGGAGAGAGTGTTGTCCCTGCTAAACAAGGTAAAAAATATGAAGAGCGTGCACAGCGTGATTTAGAAATAATTCACTTGATGCTAGAGATGAATATGTATCTTGCTCGAATTTCTGAAAAAGACACGGATGTCTATATTGATGATGAAAAGGTAACAAAGAAGCAAGCACAATCTCTCGGGAGAAAATTGAAAGCGTTAGGACAAGTATAGGAGGGAAACATATATGCCTACTAAAGAAGAATTAAAGATAGTGGTGAACGGATATCGTTTCCCCTCTCCACTTCGTGATAGCTTTTCAGTAACCAAAATTAAATATAACGCATATGCGGAACGTACAGCTAAATCTATGCGTATTGATCAACTCGGTGATGTATGGAAGCTGAAGTTTACTCTTCCATCACAATCCGAAAATGAGTACATTCGGATATGTAACGCATTAGATCCATTTGTCGTCAAAGTGGAATTTTATAACGATTGGATTGGAGAAAGAATGGAAACAACTTTTTATCACTCTGATTTAGAGTTAGTAAGAATTAGTCAAAATCTTCATCGTCCATTAGAGTTGACGTTTACAGGAACTGAGGTGATTTAATGTATCAAACAAATGAAGAATTTATAAAATTATCTAATGCAATAACAAGAAGACCTATTCCAATTGTATTTATAAACGATATCGAAATTGATATTATCAGCATTGATTTTAAAGAACCTCGTGATTCATTTGTAGGTGGCTTTGTATCCAAATATGTTACTCTATGCATTGACCATCTTGCATACGAAGGAACGCTTGTTAATGCGTTAATCGAACCTTATATTATGTTTAAAGGCTCAGACATCAAGGTGCCTATTGGTAGATTCTATGTTGACAATGAGGATATAGTTTTCGATGAAGTAATGAAGAAATATACTATTACTGCCTATGATTCTACGGTCAATTTTGATATTAAGTATGAGCCTATTGACTTACCTGCAACAGGAGCATCTATAATTACACAAATATGTAATAGATTGAAGATTCCTGTTAATGTTCCATCTTTGAACGCTTTGGTGTTATCTAATGACGAATTTACTGAGTTAAATATCGGAGAAAATGAAAGAATTAGTTATCGACAAGTAGTTAATGATTTTGCTAGATTAAACTTAAGTAATGCAAAAATCAACCGTTTTGGAGTGTTAGAATTTGTATGTGTCTTTTCTTCAGAATCTGTATCACAAATTAGTGGCCATGATTATATGGGATTAAAAATAGATAAGACAAATAAGCCAATTAATTCCTTAGTATATAACGAAGGAGATGTTGAAGACCCTATATTCAAAAGAAATGAATTAAGTATTGAAGAGTATGGATTGACTGAACTTAAATTGCCTACAAGCATATTCATTCAGCTAAATTTTAGAGAGTATAAGCGAGAGGTAGTTGATAGATTATTTAACTTAATGGTATCTACGAATCCTGAAGGGTTCATTTATCACGAATTTAGCACTGACCAGGTAATGAGGCCAGACTTTGACTCTAGTGATGTAGTGGAAATCATGGACATGGAGGAAAAACCTTATAAGACAGTTCTAACAAACGTTGAATGGTCTTGGAAAAATGGTGGGTTACGTGGTTCTCTTTCATGTCCTTTATTACCCGAGACTTTAACTGACTATGAGCTTGATAGCTTAAATCAATCAATACTCAATATGGGTATTAAGGTTGATAGAATAGCGGTTAAAATTACAGAACAGGTTGAAGTTATTGAAAAGATAGATAATGAATTACTTAATCAATCGTCTATCATCACTCAAACTCAATCATCAATAGAACAGGAAATCATTGATAGAATTTCAATGGGTGAAACAATCATAGAAGAAACGACATCACTCATAAGCTCTACAAGCGAAAGCTGGCAAATCATATTCACAAAAATTGAAAATGAACAGCAATTAACATCTGAAGAATTAAATCAATTTAAAACATACTTTAGATGGGATATTAATGGTGCAATTATCGGTAAAGAAGGATCTCCGATTGAGCTCTACCAAACAAACAACAGAATTGAGTTCCGTGAGAACGGAGTAGCATTTGCTTATTGGGAAGGTGGTACGATGAGTGTCGATAACATCATTGCAAAGATATCGATTATTATCGGTACTCACCTTGTTGAAACGTACCAGTCCCCAGTTGTTGGTAAATCTACAATAGTAAGGCAGGTGGACTAAATGGCGTGGGTATTAGTCGGAACAACGAAATTAGGATCGTTTCATCAACTAGAAGTATGGTTAGAGCAGCGTTCTCAAAACATAGCAAACAATAATACAGTTATCGCTTATGAATTTGGGATACGAAGAACAGCGACTAATGGTGGTGCGTATTGGACAACTAACACCAATAACTCCGCATGGTTAACTGTTAATGGTACAAACATATCAATAGCTAACTTTTCTTATGACTTCCGCAATTCAACTTACAAGGTTTTAGCGAGTTCTACAATTACAGTTCCTCATAATGCTGATGGTACTAAATCTGTTTATATTAACGGTACAATTCAAATTGGAAGTGGTTTACTTCAAGGTGGTAATGCTAATGGTACACTGTGGTTAACAACGATACCAAGAGCAAGTAGTATCTCTTCAGTAACAGGGAGTACAATAGGCTCAGTAGTCACTGTAGCAATCAGTAGAGCAAGTTCATCATTTACGCATACTGTTAAGTTTACATTTGGGAATTACTCTCATATTTTAACAGGGCAATCAACTAGCGCAAGTTTTACACCGCCTTTAGATTGGTGTAATGCGATTCCTAATGCAACAAGCGGGACTGGAACGATAACACTTACAACCTATAATGGTTCAACACAGATTGGTAGTACAGTTTCACGTTCGTTTACGCTTACTGTGCCTAATTCTGTATGGCCATCGTTTAGTCACATATCAAACAGCGAGTATGTAGCGGATATAAGGAATAAAGTAGGTGCTTATGTACAAGGTCAATCACGAGTTACCCTAGCTATTAATGGAGCTAAAGGATCATATGGAAGTACTATTAAATCGTATAAGATAACCCTTGCTGGTCATACCATTAATAGTGTTTCTGGAACAACTGGAAAGATTACGCAAAATGGTAATTTGACTATTACAGGTTCGGTAACTGACAGTAGGGGTCGAACTGCTCAAGCAAGTACAACGATTAGTGTCTTAGCCTATGCAGCACCAAAGATTTCAAGTGTTCGCTTTGAACGCTGTACTTCAACTGGAACTATTGATGCCTTAGGAACATTTGTGAAGGTAACGTTTAGTGGTTCAGTGTCATCGCTCATTAATGGCACACAGAAGAATAAACTCAACTACAAGATTTTTTCTAAAAGAACCAGTGAATCATCGTATGTGACAAAGACAAACACAGATCATGGTTCTTTATCATATTCAGCAAGTACGGTACTAAGCACTTATGCGATAGACTACTCGTTTAATTTTGTCGCACGAATTACTGACATCTTTGGTGAAACATCGTCATTTGGTGTTGTGGCAATTGGTGAGGTCTTAATGCATTGGCATAAATCAAGTTTATCGGCAGGAATGTTACTGCCTGGTACGGTATATAATTTCTATGTAGGACCAAAAGGTATGAACTCTTATGGTCCAATCTATCAAAATAACGGAGTACCTGTAGCAAATGGCTATTGTGGTCGTATACCTTCAGGAATTAACTTGAATGATAAAAATGATTTAGGAAGTCTCGGTACTGGAGTATATTGGAGTGTTCAAAATGACGGAGTAACTGGTAAACCCAGTGATTATGGGTTTTTAGTCATATTGGCATCATTTGGAAGCTCGGAAGGTTATGCAACATGGAAACATCAAGCTACAGGTGACCATTACTGGACATCGTGGAATGCTAATAACGTAACAGGATGGCGGCGTTTTATTGATTCTAATAACTACTACAATGAGCTAACTAAGTACCATAGTGATAGAATAATCGGTTACAGTTCTAACGCAAATGGACAGTATTGGAAGTATGAAAGTGGCCGTTTGATATGTAGAGTTATTGGAGTATGCCCTGGGGTTGATACCACATGGGGAGGGATGGCCTATGGTTATTTATCCACTAAAGACTGGACATTCCCACATGCTTTCGCTAACCGAAACATAACTCTTACTGGTTCTCCTCAATATTATGCAGGGTGGATTGGTTCAGACGCAATTCTCGCTAATAAGGTAAATGGATTGGCGTTATATCGTGGAAACATATATAACGTTTCTACTCCAGTGACAATCGAGGCGTCAGGATATTGGAAATAGATAGGAGGTCTCAACATGAGCACGACAGAATTATTGGCTGAACGAAAAGCCGAATTAAAAGAAGAACAAGCAAAGTATGATTATCGTTCAGATGAAACTGAAATTAATAGATTAAATGATCAGCTTCAGAATAAGGTGATTCTTATGAATCAGAAAAAGAATCTGTATGATGAATTTGAAAAAGAAATCGTTCATATTGAAGATATGGAACGGTATTTAGAAACCCTCGAAACAGAGGAAGTGGAGGAAGTATTATGAATGAATTATTTGAAATTGTAAGACCTACATTGATTACACTGGTAACCTTAATCTTAGGTTACTTTTCTTTACAGTTTAAGACATGGATCAATATTAAGATTACAAGCGAACAACAAGCGCAAATTATCAAAGTAGCTAAAGCTGCAGTTGAATTTGTAGAACAAGTTTCTGGAAATAAAATATTTGGTGAAAAAAAACTAGAACTTGCGAAACAACGAGCACTAAGTTCTCTTAATAATATTGGTATCAAGATTTCTGATGAAGAATTAACAATGTGGATTGAAGCAATCGTGAAGGGTATGAATGATCATGCCTTTCTAATTGATACTGATATTCAAACGAAAGAGGGCGAATAATATGGGACTACCGATTTTATTGAACTACTTACAATCTCCAGCTCATAAATCATTTGTAAACTTTGATGGACATCCTAATGGCGATGCGATGGACTTAGGTTGGAGAAATAAATACAACAACCCGAATCAACCATTGTATTCTCTTGGAGAAATGCAAGTATTAGGGGCGCAATACTTTAAAGATGCTGGAAACAACATAGCCTTAGGTGCTCAATATGACAATGAACGAGACGTATGGGTAGCGACAGGACATATGCAGTATGCAGCAATTGTAAAAGTAGGAGATATTCTTACACGCTCATCTCAAATGGGTAACATGGGAGATAGTGGGAAATCATTTGGTGCTCACGCTCATATTCGTATGTGTTTTGTACCTAAAGGAACACCTTTCATTTGGGATGCATTGTTTAATGCTCCTCGAGTTAATCCTTATGACTATATTTATACAACTCCTGAGATGGATGTGCTTGATATGAAAGCAATGCCTAATGATTGGGCAAGCATCACAGATGATGATTCTCTTGTAAGACAAGATGGTAAATTCACTGTTACATTTGCAGATGGCCTAAACGTTCGTAAAAAACCTAGCGTTAATTCAGAGCGTGTTACAGGATTATCTAAGGGTCAATCTGTTATCTACGATAATTATATCGATGAAGAAGGTTATCGTTGGGTATCGTGGATTCACGAAGGCATACGAGTCTATGGTGCACGTCGTAAGCTTGATAATTCAGAGATTTATGGTGATGCAGAGTTTCTAAGTAAAGAACCAAGTAGACCTGTGAGTGATGTTGGTAAATCATGGACTCCTAAGAGTTTTCCGTTAAAGTTATATCCACAATCAACAGGCGGTACTAACTACGGAGACAGTAATGGTGATCGATCATACACGATTCTAAGTGAAGCAAATGGACGAGTGCAAATTCAGCATAAATTGTTTGATGCTCCACAAAACAAAGTGTGGGTAACCAAGTCTGATGGTAAGGTGGGGTAATTCATGACAGAATGGAGCGTATTCCTTGTGGTTACCACAATGTTAGGTTTTGTGGGAACAGCATACACCATGTTTTATAAACCTACTCACAACCTTACAATTGAAATAGTGAAGTTGAACGCAAATCTAGAGCATCTAAATAGAAGTGATATTAGTCAAAATAAAAGACTCGATAATCATTCAGAGTTAATTGACGATCACGAAAAGCGTTTAATCGTTATCGAAAGCACAAATTTTATTAAAGATAGATACTAG